CTTCGTACAGTTGTCCGGCAGCGGCGCACCCCATGCGGGCGCGGTCAAGCCGCCAACTGTCAGCATCCCCCCGAGCGCCAATGAAACTAGAAGCTTGCGCATAAGGCGCTCCTAACACTAAAAAAAAGGAGCGACCGTCGCCCCCCTCAGTGCGGAATCTAGACCCTGACCGGTGCACTTGTGAATGGCCATGTCATCTTTTTGCCATGTCCAAAAGCGGGCAGTCACTTTTTCCCTCGGCCGAAGACCGAACGGGAGCAACCGATACTGGTGGCACCCCGGTAAGCTGACCGTAGCCCGGTCTCTGCGCGCGCCAATCCTAGGAAGGCAGAGACCGGGTTCGCCATCGCCGCAGGTCAGGTCTTCGCGGCCTACTGCAAGACCGCTCTCCGCCTTCGATCCCACACCTCCCGAAAGGAGGCAGAAAGCTACAGGGTGGGTGACGTTAACGGCGAAACCCTTTTGTCTATTTGTCTATACAAAGTATGCTGATGGCGAGGCGCCACCTCTCACTATTCGAGGAGAATTGGTGCCTTCTGTTATTGAGCGGCTGCGTGAGCAGCGAACCGCTGCCCGCGACGCCGCAGACCAGATCTTGACCCGCGCCGCCGAAGACGGCCGCGACCTCACATCAGACGAAGTCGCCGAACACCGGCAACATGTACTGGCTGAGCGCGAGGCCGCCGACGAGCTGGAACGGGCACGAGATGCTCAGATCGCCGAACTGCGTGCCACCGGCGCACGCAACGGCGGACGCTCGGTCCTTACCCGGGAAGCCGCCGAAACGGCGCGGGCGTTCCGGTCCGCGATCTTCGCCAAAAACCCGCAGCCGATCGAGGTGTACGCCGCTGACCTGGCCGACGAATGGCCCGCCGACGTACCCGAGCCGCTCGGCCGCACCGGCCGGGTACGTGTCCACACCCGCGACACCCTCAAGAGCACCGCGACCCAGGCGATGGGTGTCGATGTCTACGGCCGGATCGTGCAGCACATGGTCGAAACCTCATCGCTGATGGCCGCGGGCGCGACCGTGGTGACCACCGCGACCGGTGAAGACCTCGTGATCCCTAAGTCGACCGGGTTCGTGACTTCCAACATCACCGCCGAAGGCGCGCAGATCACCGAGTCAGACCCGGCGCTGTCGACGGTCACACTCAAGGCGTTCAAGTACGCCAACTACTTCGAAATCAGCCAGGAGTTGGCTAACGACACGCCAACCAATCTGCTGGACTTCCTCGCCCGCCAAGCTGCGCTGTCGCTCGGCCTCGGCGCCACCGGATACGGCGACGACCTGATCAACGGTGCCGGCACTACGGAACCGCGTGGGCTGCTGTTGGATGCGGGAACCGGTGTCACCGGCCCTGTCGGCACCGGCACCAGCCTCGGCACCCAAGGTACCGCAAACCAAGGCACCGACGCCCTGTGGAACCTCGTCGGGTCGGTAGCTGAGCCGTACGCGGCAGCCCCATCGGCCGCCTTCTTACTCAGGAATGCCTCAGACATCGTGGTCAGGAAACTCCGCGACACCTCCGGCCAGCCGGTGCAGGGCCTAGCCGAACGCGGCCGGATCTTGGGTTACCCGAGCTACCTCGACCCGTTCATGCCAGCCATGGCGAACGGAAACGAGAGCATCGCCTTCGGAGACATGTCGAGGTACTTCATTCGCATTGTCAACGGAGTCCGCTTCGAACGCTCCGACGAGTTCCGGTTCCAAAACGACCTGGTGGCCTTCCGCTGCATCCTGCGGCTGGATGGTGCACTGGTCGACACGGGTGCGGTCAAGACCTTTGTGAACACCACCTAGGCCAATGTGGCCGTTTAGGAAACGTCAGGACCGGGCGTTGTTCAACGTGGGCAACGCCTGGCCCGGTCCCACATCCGCATCCGGTGTGCGGGTCAACGCCGACACCGCCATGCGCTCAGCGGCGGTCTGGTCCTGCGTGCGCCTGCTCGCCGATGTTGTCAGCGAACTACCGGTGCACGTCTACGACGCCGACCGCCGCGAGGTTGACCCGCCCCGCGCTCTCGTCACCCCGGCAGCCGATACCGATCTACAAGACTGGCTGTGGCAGCACATGGTGAGCTTCCTGCTGCGCGGCAACGTGATGGGCGTGATCGCCGACCGGGTCACCGTCACCCGGCCTTCGCAGATCGAACTGGTCAATCCGGACCGGGTCACCGTCCAGACCACCCGAGAGGGCACGGTGTGGCGTTTGGACGGCCGCGAAATCGACCGGTCCGACCTGTGGCACCGTCGCGCCTTCCCGCTGCCCGGTGAACCGCTCGGACTCTCACCGATCGGCTACTTCGCCAACACCATCGGGCTCGGCCTTGCTGCTGAGCAGTACGGGTCGATGTTCTTCCGTGACTCCGCGATCCCCTCCGGGGTGCTGTCCAGTGATTCGGACCTCACCGCCGACCAGGCCGAGCAGGCGCTGCAGTTGTGGCAGGTGGCCAACAAGGACCGACGCAAAACCGCCGTCTTGGGTTCCGGGCTGAAATTCCAAGCGATCTCGATCGCCCCGGAAGAAAGTCAGTTCCTCGACAGCATCAAGTTGAACGTCCAGCAAATCGCGCGCGTCTTCGGCGTCCCGCCCGAGATGATCGGCGCCGACTCAGGCAACGCGATGACCTACACCAACATCGAAGCCCGAGACCTGAGCTTCCTGAAATATGCACTGCAACCGTGGCTAGGCCGGCTGGAACGCGCCCTCAACACCTTGCTGCCACGAGGCGGCCAGTACTGCAAGTTCAACGCCGGTGCGCTGCTCAGAACCGACCTCAAGTCAAGGTATGAGTCCTACACGCTCGCCTTGGCCGGTGGGTGGCTCTCGGTCGACGAGGTCAGGGAACTCGAAGACCGCAAGCCGCTTCCCGTCGCATCCCGGCAGATCGGGTCCGTCTCATGATCCTTACCCGCACATTCACCAGTGATCTTCACGTCCGCGACGACGACCGGGTGATCACCGGCACCCTCGTCCCGTACGGCGTCCCGGTACAGATCCGGGAGTACGGCAAGGAATACACCGAGGACTTTGCTCCCGGCGCCTTCGCCGCCGATGTCGCTCGAGCAGGCGAAATCGAGCTGACCGCGCTGCACCCGCGCAGCGCCGCCGAGCTACCCATCGGTATCACCCTCAGCCTGACCGATACGCCGGCCGGGTTGGACGGCGAATGGCGCATCAGCGAAACCGAGTTCGGCACGGAGGTGCTCACCCTCGTCCGGGACAAAGCACTGCGGTCCCTGTCCGCTGGGTTCACCGAAGGCCGCAACCGCTGGCACGCCCGTGACCGGGTAACCCGGCTGACCGCCACCCTCGACCATGCCGCGCTAGTCCGCCGCGGCGCCTACCCAACCGCAAAGCTGCGAGGTGCTGACACGGCGTCAGCGCCTCTGCTGCGCCTCGCCCTACGCCATTAATGCCCGCGGCACCAGGGCGGCAGGGCAGGCCATGGCGTCGCCTCCGCTTGCAGATCCTCGCCCGCGACGACACCTGCTGGATCTGCGGACATCCCGGCTCACAATCAGTTGATCATGTGATCCCGCTCAGCCTCGGTGGCGCACCCCGCGACCCCGCCAACCTCCGCCCCGCGCACGGCGTGCAGGGCTGCCCCCACTGCGGTCGGCGCTGCAACTCATCCCGCGGCAACGGCACCCCGCGCCGACCAGTGCGGCGCGCTTTCCGAACGAGCAGGGCATGGTGATCATGGGCAGCCAAAACGAACATGATCAATTTCTGGATGAGCGACAGCGGGCGACCGGCCAGGCGCCCGCAGTGTGTGTCCCGGATTCGGAGGGGGGACCGTGCGAGGTTGCAGCCCGGGCTGAGATAGCGGCCCTGAATGGCCCTGTAAGCCCTGCGTTGGCCGCCACAGCGGTGCATCTAGCAAGGCATTTAGACCAGGGTGCAGGGCTGGCTACGGCCGCTACGGCGCGGGAACTACGGGCAACGATCCTCGCCCTGACCGCTGGAGGGGGTGAGCAGGATGATGGGACGCACGAACTCCTCGACCGGCTGTCCGCCCCGGTGGTCAACGGCCCGAAGGGTGTCGCGGGCAACGTACGGGCCGCGAGTGGCCGAAGTGGCAGCACTCCTCGGAACTGACCTGATGCCGTGGCAACGTCAGGTCGCCGACACCGCCCTAGAAATCGATGATCATGGCGAGCTGGCATACCGCGAGGTCGTGCTAACGGTCCCCCGACAAAGTGGCAAAACGACTTTGCAGCTTGCGGTGATGGTGCACCGCTGCCTAGGGTTGGGCGGCCCTCAGAATGTCGTCTACACCGCGCAAGATCGTAATCATGCCCTGTTGAAGTGGTCGGACGAGCATGTGCCGGCGCTGCGGCGCTCCCAGTTGAATCGGCTGTTTACGGTACGCCGTCAGCGGGGCGCCGAAGCTGTGATGTGGGCCAACGGCTCCAGGCATTCGATCACCGCACCTAGTGAGACCGCTGGGCATTCCCAGACGTTGGATTTGGCGATGGTCGATGAGGCGTGGGCCCGGACCGATGACCGGCTTGAGCAGGGTTTGTCGCCGACCATGATCACCAGGAAGTCCGCGCAAATCTGGATTGTCTCGACCGCGGGCACGGCATCCTCAACCTGGCTGCGCTCCAAGGTCGACGCGGGCAGAGCCGCGCCGCAGGGTAGGCGTACGGCGTTCTTTGAATGGTCGGCCGACCCCGAGAGTGCCCCGGCTGATCCGGCGACGTGGTGGACATGCATGCCGGCGCTTGGCTACACCATCACCGAGGACACGATCCGGGCCGAATACGACAGGTTGGACCGCGACGCCTTCCTCCGGTCCTATCTGAATCTTTGGCCGGATCAGATGCCAGCCGCGGAATGGTTGGTGATCACCGCGGACGAGTGGGAGGCGTGCCTCGATCCTCACTCCCAACCTGTCGGCCGTGTCGCGTTGGCGTTGGATGTCACGCCAGATAGAAGCTGGGCGAGCATCGCTGCTGCTGGCCGCCGTGCCGATGGGCTGACGCATATTGAACTGATCGAGCATCGGGCCGGTACGGGCTGGCTGGTGGAACGCGTTACGGAACTGATCGAGAAGTGGAGCCCGTACTGTGTCGTGGTCGATGCCGGCTCCGCTGCTGGCTCACTCATTCCCGAGCTGGAGGCCGCTGGCGTCACGGTTATCCGGCCAACCGTGAGGGAGGTGGCGGGCGCATCCGGCGCGCTGTTCGATGCGACCAGGCCGGAGACGCTCGGCGTACGCCATCTAGGTCAAGTGCCGCTCACCCGTGCCGTTGCCGGTGCCATACAGCGGCCTTTGGCGGACGCCTGGACATGGAACCGCAGAGGATCCACTGTCGTCATCAGTCCGTTGGTGGCGTGCTCGCTCGCCTCGTGGGGGTTGGTGGCGCATGGCAAACCATTGCAACTCTTTGTGGCTGGATAAGGGGCCCCGGCCCGGCCCACGGGAGGCGCCAACTTCACGCGGGCCGGGCACGGAGGGTCTTAGAGGTTGTCCAGTTCGGACAGGTCGGCCGGGACGCCGATGCCGTTCTGCAGCGAGGTCCACCGGGCTTCCTCGCGGGCGCCGTCTTCGGGGACGCCGAGCGCCGACCAGCGGGCCGAGCACAACTCCAGGAGGCCGTTGTCGGCCTCGACGAGAACGTGGAACCTGAGCGACAACGGATCCGGCTGCCCGTCCGCGCCGAGTTCGAGGCTGGTTGTCACCCGGTATTCGCCGGCATCGAGCCGTTGGGCAATGGCGACCCCGAGTTCGACCCCGGCCTGGTCGCAGACTGACAAGACCGCTTGGCCCATCAGTTCGTGCAGCCGCCGCCCAAACTCGGCCTGTTCATCGGATGGCGGCTCGTAACGCTGCGGACCGGTCACGCTGTCTTCCTCAATTCGCACGGTCCACAGGTGCCGCGGGCCTGTTGGGTCGGGTTGAGTAGCGGGCCGCCGCAGACCTCGCAGCTCACCGTGAGCGGCAGGTCTATCGGTTCAGCTTCTCGGCGGGAAATTGGCGCAACACCGCAACGGTCCTTGTCAGGTGATTGCGCGGCGTTGCGGAGTTGCGATGGATCGGGGAGCAGGTCCGCCGCTTCCGGGAGCGGGTCGCCGACCACCCACCGGCCGGGCTTGCCCCGCTTGTCTTCCAGGTTGCGCAGGTAGCCGTCGTCTGCTGCCTTCGCCAGGCGCCGGCTGACGTTGGACTTGTCCAGCCTGAGCCTGTCGGCAAGTGGACGCAGCTGGACTCCCTCTGGCCGTGCAATCGCGGCGACTGCCTCGACGGTCTGTCGCACCGTTTCCGAGACCGTGGTGCCTACGCCTTCGGCCATGACGTCGGCGACAAGGCCGCGCACCACGGCGTAGTCGTCCAGATCGGCGACGATCCGCCCATGCTCGTCCTTCGCTCGCGTGGCTTGATGTAGCACGGCGTGGGACCGGATGAGCGCGAGCAGCGACCCGACATCTCGGCGAAGCCTGACCGCGACCGGTGGAATCTTCTCCACGAGCGCGCGAGCGTATGGAATCGTCACCCGGTGCTCGGCACCGGCGAGCCAGCGTTGCAGGTCCAGCCACTCGCTGAGGTCACCGCCCGACCGTCCCTCGTCAGCCAGCTCCAGAAGGACGCGGGCAGTCTGCTCGCGGGAGTCGTCGGTCGCCAACGACAAGATCCGGGTCTCATTCTCGGCGTGAACCTTCGTCTTCGTAGTGGTAAAGATGATGTTGGTCGGGCCTTCCTTGACGATGCGCTTCGTGGTGAAGCCACCGTCAGCACCGCGCACTGTGACCTCGTAGTCAATCCGGCCTTCGGACAGCAGCGACCGGATGAAGTAGCTGGTCATGTCGTCCTCGACGCCCTCGCGGAGCGCAACGACCTCGTACATGATCAGGGAGCGGTGCGAGTACTGCTCTGTGGAGTAGACCAGCGCGTGCTCCGACATTGCCGTGAACTCCAGGTATGCCTCGGGCGGAAAAAACTTGGTGACCGTCTCCACGGTGTATGACTTCCCGGACGCCGAGTGGCCCTTGACGCCGGCCGATACCTGTTTGTCGAGCAGCCGCGAGGTCAGCACCAGGTAGAGCGTCTGAGCGAGCTGCTCCTCGCCGACCAGGCCGCGGGCGCGCACTTCGTCGGCAACCTTGTCCAGGATGCGGCGCAACTGCGCAAGAGCCGGCACGGTCTCTGACTTGGGGTGTTGCGGTGTTGCGGTGTTGCGAGGAGGGATAGAGCCCTCGGTCCTGTCGTGCACTACCTCGGGCGGGTCGGGCCGCACCAGTGCCCACAGCTCGTCCACGGTGTGCTCGGCGAGGTAGTCGTCCAAGCCGGTCTTGCCGTCGCTGTTGTCAGGTAGGTGCAAGTACTCAATCTTGGCGCCCTTGCCGGTGAGGTAGCCGGCGAGCTGGTCGAGCGCGGTCCTTACCAACCTCTTGCGCACGACGTCGGAGTCGAACGCCAGCACTATCCGGCGGTCGTTGAGTGCGACGTCGTGCCAGTCCGGCACGGCGGTCTTGCCGCCTTGCTCGTTCCGCCCGCGCCAGGACCAGACTCCAGGCAGCGCGACGCAGGCCAGACCTGCGCACGCGGCCGCGTCGGCCTTCTTCACGCCCTCGGTGACGAACAGCGGCACAGCGGGGTCATCGAGCATCGGCCCGACCCCGGGCGGCACGTCGATCCCATTGCGCTGATTCACCGGGGTCTCGTACTTATTGGGCTTCCCGGCGCCGTTGAGCCGCGGCACGTCCGGCCGGTACTGGTAACCCCAGGTCGAGCCGTCCTTGCGGAGCTGCGGCACCAGCAGACCGGGCACGTTGCGGCCGGCCTTGGTAACACCGAGAACTTCCAGCCTGGCCTTCGTATCGACCGACCTGTACCCGCGGGCACGCGCGTGTTCGGGGGTGATCTTGGACTCGGCGAGCATCACCTGGTGCTGGTCGAACAGGCCCATGCCGTAAGAGCGATTGTCGCCCGGGTCGGATAAGATTTGAACCGAGATCGGCCCGCTGCCCGCACCGCTGTTCTCTTCCGCCGCCCGGTTGCCCTCCGGGCGGCCTTGATTTGTGATCACGCAGCCGACCCCCGATCGGGTTCGGTCAGCAGCCGGGTCAAGTGCAACCGCTCCTCAGCGGTCAGCGGCGGCGTTTCAGCGAGCAGCCGTTGGATGTACTGCTCGGCGGCGGCACTCCGGCGGTCAGCGACCGCGGCGAGTACGGCGGGATCGTCCGGCCGTCGGTGACGCTTCAGCGCAGCCTCGCGGCCTCGCGCGTGTAGCAATCGGGATTCGGACATGAGCGCCCTTCAATGACGGACGCTCGTCCGGTAGTTCGCAGCAGTGCCGCTTGCCGTGTGCCAGTTAGCTTAGTAGATCCCGGCGTCCCGCGTCTGCCCATCCCGGGGTGCCGGTCCAGGACCCCCACGCGTGCTGTGTCTCGCCACTCAGCCGCGCCCTGGCCACGTCGTCCCGCAGCCGCACAGGGTTGATCGAATACACGCCGTGCTTGCACCGTGCCAACACGATCTTGTCCCCGGTGAGGGGGTAGGCGAAGGCCGGGAAGTGGACCGGCGCCCTCGCCGGGCGGCCTTCGGAGAGGTCACCGGACCGAATCGTGAACTCTGGCACGCAGAGCACCGGCGCCCCGTCCCGCATCGCGTACACCCGCGCCAGCCGGTGCGCGTGCCGGCGTTTGCGCCCTGCCCACGGGCTCCGGGTTTCGCCCGGCTCGGCGATCCGCCAGCCGCGTTCCTCGAACATCGGAACCACCCCCGGGTTGTCTGGCACCTGGTGCTCGCTGCCGGTGACCGTGTGCCGCATCAGCACCCAGGGTTGGGCTTTCTCCTTTCGGGTCATGCCCCTATCCCAGACACGACGGAACGGGCACCAAACCACGACCAGCGGCCTCCGGTCTGAGGCCAGCAGCGCACAGGCCAGCCGCGTTCGGCCGGCCCGCTCGCCGTCGTTCATGGCCTACCCTTCCGGGTGATTTGGATAAGCTCCGGGTCGAAGTGGGCGCTGCGAGCGGGCAACAGCGCCACGTCCACCAGGAAGGCCACCACAGCCCTACGGCGCTCCAGCGGCAGCGCCGCCCACCTGGCCGGTGTGACACCCTCTAGCGGTCCCGGCACTCGGCTCAGCACCTCCACGCGCTCCAGCTCGGCCAGCTTCGCGGCGAGCCGGTCACGGTTGCGGAGATAGCCCGCGCGTGTCAGGTCGCCGTCGGCGTACTTGTCCTCCAGCTGTTCCAGCCTTAGCCGCACCGCGTCGGCGTTGCCGTGCACGTGTGAGGGCGCAGTGGTCGGCGTGGCCGCGCTGACGCCGTCCCGTTCCAACAGCGCCAATAGATACCTCTCGACCACGGCGTCGACCAACTCGACCCGCCGTTTGACGTGGCCGCCCGATATGCACCGGTAAACCGGGACACCACCTCTGGCGCCGCCAGAGCGCACCGGCAGCCCGCATACTCCGCAGGTCATGAGCCCGGATAACAGCCTGGCCGGTGCGTTGCCGGATGAGTGGCGGCGGCCAGGGTCGGTCAGCAGCGCAGACGCGGCCTCCCACGATTGCCGGTCCACGATCGCCGGCCAGGTCCCCTCGCCGACCACCTCGCCGCGATGGACCCGCAGCCCGGCATTCCGGGGCCGGATGACGGTGTTCTTCACTGAGTCCGCCGTCCAGGGCACCCCGCTGACGGAGGGCACTCCACGGCTGCGTAGCTCGGCGGCCAGCGCCCGGCACGATTCGCCGCCTACGATGCGGCGGGTCAGCTCGGCGACAATCCCGGCTTCAGCCGGGTCGAGGGTGCCGTCACGGTGCCACCCGTACGGCCTCGGGCCGCCGTGAGACTTGCCACGCTCGGCCACCTGGTCGAGGGCCCGGCGTACCCGGTCGGATCGGTGCTCGGATTCGTAGCGGGCCAGCGTGCCCAACATCCTGGCCTGCAGTCGGCCCTCCGGGCTCTCCAGGTCGATTTCGCCGCCCTTGACGGTGTGCACCGCCACCTTGCCATTCACCAGGTCCACGATGTCCTCAAGGTCGCGGACGTTGCGGCAGAGCCGGTCGACGTGCCAGACCAGGAGCGCGGTCCAGCGGCCTTCTCGCAGCCCTTCCTTCAGCTGCTCGTAGCCGGGCCGGCGCTTGCCGGAGTAGGCCGATAGGTCGTTGTCGGAGAGAACGTCCGGCTCACCCAGCCCTAGCCTGGCTGCCAGCTCGCGGCAGTCGGCGGCCTGCCGTTCGACCCCGAGCCCAGCACCGGTTTTGTCGGCAGATATTCGGCAGTAGGTGACAGCGGCCATGCCCACATGCTACGGTGCCTTTATGGATGTCACCTTGCCCAAGTCGGTCTTGCCGCCGTCGATCCAGGGTGTGATGTGGTGTCGTTCGCACCATTCCGGCGGATGGGCGCAGCCGGGAAAGGAGCAACCGCGGTCGCGGGCGTTCAGCGCCAAAGTCTGAT